CCTCACTAAAAATAGAAGAAATTGGGGGAAACAAAACAAAAGTAATGTGAATTAAGAATAAACGTTATTTAAAAGATTGCCACTTAGAAACCATACCAAATGTATGGCCCACAAGGCTGACTTCCTCCTTGTGGAATAAACTAAAAACTTAAGGGTGTAGATAAACGTAAAATAAAACATCCAAAAATAAAATAGCCTAGAAAAATGTGTGATCAAACCGTATCCGGGTTTGTGATGGCCGCAGTAAGTTGACAGTAACCGGGCCACTGGAGAACACTGAAATTAAAATCGTCTCCAACAGATTGATACACACGAAATACGTAAGATGCGGGGGTGGGCGAGTAATACGCAGGGGGCGGGTCAATTTCAAAGAGAGCCCACTCTGGTGCTAGGGAGTTCGATCCCGTGACAGGCTGAGGCCCGTTAGCAAGAGTAGAGAGCGGCTCAGCGGTACTAACCACGCGCTGCGGATGGGTCCACTGAAGGTGCACCGTCAATGTCCTTGTCTGTGACAGATCGAACACCGCTGCACCTTCCACTCCTCCAAGAGTTGCATTTGATACGCCATTGACCAGCTGGCTGGGGGTAATTTGTGAGACGTACACGTGACCTTTAATGGGCATGTCGGTAGTTGAAATCGACACACCTTGACAGGCGGCGCGCACAATCATTGAGCCCCTAAACCAACGGAAACAACGACACAAAATCTGCATTTCCGGGGTGAGCGGCAGCGTGTATGGCACGGACGGAAAGGTAAACCTCTGGTTCGCGCCAGCCACCGCAGTTACAGTATCTCCTAGCACACCAAAACGATGCAAGTAGGTGCGCCAGTTTGTCAACTCTTCGTTAGAATTGAAGCCGTACACTGTGGGCAGTGTGGTCGCCTGGAATGTCCTCGCAGGTTTCATCATTGCCAGCTCTGCGTCTCCGATGACCGGATTGGTCTTTGCATGTTGCGCCATTTGGGCTTTCGCGCGTCCCTTTAGAGAGGGTGCCGCTGGGCCGGAACGTGCTTCATGGTAAAACTCATCTTCGCTCGACGGATCGGGAATGTTGTTGAACGCATTCCAATTTTTCGCAAGGGCTGACGAGAACGTCACCTGTGGTAGCGCACTCCTCGGGCGCACGAACTGAAAGTCCGGGCCCGCACAGTAAAATACAGACACATCAATGTTGGTGAGAACCGTCGAACTAGTAACAATGGGGCTCTCCAGAACCATGAGCAGGTTTCCATCTGCCCACGCGTCGGAGTAAGCTGCGCTGGGACCAGTTGTAGCAGTAATGGACACGTTTGTCATCGGTCCACCCGTGCGTTGGAGACGTCTCGGGTACAAATACGGTACGATCAAGTCGATCGACGTGGAACCACGAACTTCAAAGAGTTCGGAGCGCACATCTCCGTCACCTGCAGTTAAACTCGTAGGAAGAGTCGCTGACTGAGGGAGGAGGAAAAAGCGCACCCAGAACACCGTGAAATCCGTGCTTGCCAAGACGATCCTGACACGTTTAGAGCCGCGGTAGTACTCGAAGAGGTTTGCCGCCATCGCAAGGTGGGTCATTGAGTAATTAACCTTGCCCGAGCTGCCGTTCAGTGTGGCATTCGTCAACATTGGGGTCATGGGCCATCGCCTGATAACGGTATTTGTTGCAGTAGAGACTGGAATGCTAAATAGATCCACAAGACATGGATGACCAATATGGTTCATGATCATCATGTTGTCACGTGTGTCGACATTTGCGCCAGCGTCATCAGCTACGTGTGCATTCGGATTGATAGATGTCGTCTCCGCCATCACGCTCCCTGAGCCAAGTGCATGGCCCCGACCATCGCTCCCAGAGGTGGGAACAACAGCCGTAGAGCTGAAAGGGCGATCAAGTCCAAAAATGCTCAACACTTTGCCAACAACGCCAGCAATCATCTGGATCGGTCTAGCAAAACCTCCAATAATCGGGACGTCTGCTACGACACCAGCCACGGAGCTAACTCCGTTCGCCACGTCACTGAGCTTGAAACTTTTACTTTCCTTAATTTGCTCGTTTTGAACGCTACTCATTTGAGCCTTCGCACGTCCGGTAGGATGTCTGCCAGACACATTGGTCGTCGCCGTGTAAACGGTCGTATCAAGTGTCGGCCCTTCAACCACCTCATCGCAGAAGTTCGCATAAATAGTGATGTCAACAGAGCTAGTCGGAGAAGCAGAAGTCGAGCGCAGCGGCGTCAGTGGAGCGAACCAAAAAGTGCCGATGTCGCAAACAGAAGTCGCAATCGGAAAGAAGTCTTCCGGATGATTCCAGTTCAATTTGAGTTTCACTGTAGGGGATTCCTCGGTCGGGATAATCACGTGTGGAACGCAGGTCAGAGAATACGGGGGGTTTGAAGCGATCGGATCATTGTACGCAGTGTTTGGACACCACGCCACAATTATGTGACCCTGCATCATCTTCGACCCAGTAACACGTATCTCCAGCTCAACGCCACCACGCATGTAAGACCAACGCGTGAGCAAATCCTGAATCTTCAGTTGTGAGTTGAACAGAGCGTTCGGGAACTGTAGGTAGCCCAAGAGAGAGCCAACCGTAGAAGTGGTGCTATATGTGAAGCCGGCCACATTGTACGATCGACGAAGTTGAGCAATCAAGTTCGGGGGGTACGGTGTCGAGACCTTTTCAGACGTTGAACGTCCTAGTTGCTCTCGAGCATCGAGGACGGTGGAATCAAGTGTCTCCACAACGTCTTTTTTCTCTGCCACAGTCACACCTGGTTCTTCAAGACGTTGCTGTCCAAGACCCTCCAGTGAACCCATCTGCGCCACAAAGCGTAAAGCCACGTTGTCACTCAGCGTAATTTCCCACGGAACCGAAGCCCCGTCGGTCAGTCCGCCAAGCCCATGCCATTTGCCGAGTAGTTTGCCGTATGAGAGAACGACAGGTTCGCAGTCATGCTTTTTCAGGAGCACATTCAAGTGTGCCTGGAAGCGATCCCATTCTGGTTTGTCAAAATGATGGAATGCCTCCAACAGTGTCCCCCTGACAAGCTTTGTCTGCGCCACATGTGGTGGGTCACCTTTAGACCGCCACAGAATGGCATTGATAAGTGTACTCATCGGAAGTGGAGCCTTCCAGCCGGAGTCAGTCTTACTGAATTTCCGCTGCAAGAACTCGAGTTCTTCATCTGGTATGAATGCACGGAGTTCCTTTGTTTTGCCAGGATCCGTGATCTGCATACCCAAGTCTTTGAAGCCCTTTTCCAGCGAGAAAGTATCAAACCATGCTGCGATGGCATCGTGAACGCTAACCACATTGTCGTCGCCGAAGACGAGAGGAATAACACATTTCATAAACGTTTCCCAGTTGGGGTGTTCTGCGTCTGGTGTTCCTGCGAACTTAGTTTTCCAAGCCTTTGCATAAGAGTAGCAAATGCTGAAGAGAGTCACGCAAGAATTAAAGAACGCAGTAATCCAACTTCCGGTGGGATTGTTACGATCAATGTCATACTCCCATGCTCCGACGACTTCAGTCCGATGGAATGTCGCATACAGGATTCCCTCCCGTATAAGCGCGATTTCCACGTCCGTGTAAACCTGGTCCTCATCGTCCGTTGCAAGTTTGGTTTCAATAGTGTCCCAAATCGCCGATTTTTCTTCTTCAGTCAAGTGTTCAATGTGTTGCCAATCACCCAACCAAATTAGGATCTGTTTGCAGATTTCCTCTATGATTTCCTTGAGGATGCTTCCGTCCATGTTTCCAATGTCAGAAGCGCTCTTGTGCCAGAGCTTGTTTCCAATCCGCAAACGGGTCGCCTGAGCTCCCCATGCCGTTCCTTCGTGAGGGTTAATACCAATCGCGAAGGCACTGCTCGCATGTTGCGTGTACAGTTCCGCCATGGGGTTCAGGAAAAATCGACGAGCTAGGGCATTAAATGCCGCCGGTGCGATCGTGATCAGTCGTGTATCCACTGATTCCACTTTCGCAAACTTGCGTAGTTCGTCTTTCAAGCATTTGAAGTACTTGGTGCGTTTCCGTCGTCGGATCCGCCGAAGTTCCTTTTTCTGCATCTCTTTGAATTCCTTGGTTCCAGTCCACAGCCGCGTGGCTGGATCGAAGTTCATGTAATCTCGTTTGCCGTTTCGTGGTACACGAGCTCCGTGTTCATCTTCAAGGATCCCAAAGGATGTAGAAACCTCCAGCGCCTTCTTGTAAGGCACACCGGGTACTCCAGAAATTGACTCATCGATAGTCATTGGTTTGGTGTTGTGCACATGAGGCATCAGGTTTTGAAAAAACCCAGACGCTTCTGCAAAGCATTGTGCATCAATGTTACCTCGCTCGTCTTTAGTAGCACGAGCGGCACCACGATCCAATGGTTTTCGAATCTCCACTTTCACTGTTCCATCGTCCTGAGGGGTCTCGATCTTACGAATCCGCATCTCTGCGGGTCGTTTGGTCATCTGCTTGCGCAGACTCTCCTCAGCCATGAATGGAGCAGGCCGTATGCAAGTGTTGGTCGCTACATGAACTGCCACACTGGCAGGTCGCACATCGTGTGCTGCTGGTCCGAATTCCGGGATCTCGGGCATTTCTGCCTTAAAGTGTCCCATCATCCGATTGATGTACTCTTTCGTAAGAGGTTCCATCAAAACCCGACGGTATGTCGGTTCTCCAGCAACATGCATTGCGCAGATCTTGCCAGTTATGGTAGCGTTGTGTGTAGCAATCAACGATCCACAGTCTCCGAAGGTGTTTGGTGCCACCCCACGGAGACCATCCACAAGTTTGAATGTCCGTTTGAATCGTTTGTCATCGATATCGTACTCCTCTTCTTCAAGAGCTTGTACCCGCTCGACACCTGTCTGAATCACTGACTCTACTGAGTCCGTCAGTGAAAATCTTACGCAAGACGACAGGTCTTTGGCGAGCTCCGCTTCTGTGATGAAGTGGTTTACGATATCACGCCTGTATTGGAATTGCTTCGGTAAGCGCATCGACATCGCGTCTCGGTCGTCATCTCTGAGGAAATCCACATCCTCAAAGTCAAAAATGTATACGCGATCTTGGAAGGTAAGCTCAACGCTCCACTCGTTATATTCTCCATAAGCGAGTGCAACGTCCAAGTAGTGGCCGGTTGTGAAAACTACGCGTCCTCCTGGTGAAAATCCATTCATCACAGGAAGAGCGAGAATTACTTCATCTGCCGCCCCCAACTTGGTGAACTGTACCTTGCAAAGATTGTGTCGATACGTCTCTTCAATCAGTTTCGTTGTCACTGAGTCTCCATACTGCCCTTTTGCTCTGCCGCCGTCTACATGCCGAACGCGTGTAACTGGCCGTGAAACAGAGCGGGCGCTCGCGCGCGCCACTGTAGCAGCTCCTGAAGACATCATTTGTCCGTGTGGTCCATTTGGGCGTAGCCATGAGGCCATCGCCACACCCAATCCTACCACAACAGGCAGCACAAGCCATAGTGCTGACTGTTGCGGTGTCAAAGCCTCCCAAAGTTGTTGTCCCTTTGAGATTGTCCGTTGGCACCTCCAAATCATTGCTTCCTTAACCTCTTCCCAGTATGAAGCCCCTATCTTACTGTAACTATGAACGTAATCCTTAACGTCCTTAGATGCACAGTAATCTTTAACGTCAATCTCTGAGCAGTCGACAAGGGGGAATTCAGCCATTCTTTCCACATTTCTGCGGAACTCTTGACTGACACCGGCAGCTGGATAAGCAGCTGCCGCTCCGAGCATGTACGTACATAAGACTAGTTTCTTGTGAGTCTTGACGTCCACGCCCCTGATCATGAGGTCTTGCAAGATGATCCAGAAATGCAATTCGTTGAACGTGAAGCCTGGAGGCTCCTCGTCCGGCATCCGTAGTTTCATGACGTCAGCGGTAATTTGTCTGTACCACTCACGTCGCTGTTCCAAGTTGAGTCCCTGAGGGTGAGTCGCTTTTGTCAAAAACGCCTCCTCCTTGAGGTTCTCAAGCGAAGCCATTTGGATAGCTTCGCCATGGTCCGCAGGTTCCACCTGCATCATTTGTGCCTTGAAACGCTTCAAAAATTCTGCCGATTTGAATGATTCCCGCTTTGTTTGGTCGTCCATTGCGCGTTTGTTGATCGTCCTGGTCTGTTCCTTAATACTTTCGTCATTAGCAATATGATTGTCCACCGTCCCGTGTATAGCCTGTGCCACCTCGTAACAAGAGAATCCCTTGTCCGTTTTCTTGGTGATTTCCGTATAATCGCTGAAAAGCGCATCCGGAGGCCGGGGGTAGAAAACCGTATTGTCATTGACGCGTAGTACTTCGAAACAAAGATCAAGTCGAGCCCGCAGTGCTTCTTCACTGCTAAGACCCGAATTTCCAGCAATATCCTTCAAATTAGTGGTTATAATGATTAACTCACTACAGAAGAAAAACTTGCCTTTTTGATCAACGTCTGCCATGTTCAGTTTGTAAGTCGCCTTGTTCGCCGCACGAATGAAAACCATCATTTCCTTGATTCGAGATTCCTTCGTGCTGTCCTGTCCAACATCATCCCACACCGCCACCGGTTGCCCGTTGTAAGTGTCGAAATAGTCAGAACCAATTGCATGTGTATAAACCTTTGAGGGATGAAATTCCTCGCCTTTGAGGCCGAGGTATGCCGCCGCCAACATGTCAATCGCCACCGATTTTCCTTGTCTAGGGATGCCCGAAAGCACCACTATGCAGGGTCGATGACGGTCAGCATGTGTTCTCATTGCCATTGAGTAACTGAAAGCAAGTTTTTCCTGTCGACGAATCAACAGGTCCCTGTAGCATGACAAAGCCTTATGTATGCCAGGGTCCTTGAATTTCAGAGGCCATTCAGTCAGTTTGCGCAGAGCGTCGCCTAACAAGGAAGAGATTTTCTCCGTCTCTCCACTTGAAAGCCGTCGTTCTATTTCTTGGGTTTCCAACGCTATGTCTTCCAAAGCCTTCCGTGCTTCCTGTAACTCATCCATTGCCGTAATTCCAAAGTGCCATTTCCGTATCCAATCCAGTGCCGAGTCCAAGTTCTTGAACGCCCACGAGCAGAACTCACCAATTGTCTTCACTGACCGTAAGCCAGTTGAGACACGATGAGCTCGTGCTTCCGTAATCATGTTTGCGTCCGCGTCCGTTTCAAAAATCAGTCCATAAATCAGTTTAACCGTCGAAGAAAAGAAGTGTTCGTCTGGGATCTTTCCTGCCTGTCCTTGCGCGCGTCTGTCGTCTCCGCTTTCATTGCCGTTCTCCTGCTCCTCCTCGTGTTGTTGTGCGAAGAAGCGTGAGATCACAGCGTAAAAAGACTTAACGTAACTTGCAATCCGAGTGACTCCAAGACATGCCAATGCTGTCGAAAGGACTTTGATCCCTTCCGACCAGTCTCGGGACATCGCTAGGTTAAAAAGAGTCGTTAGGACACCAATCAAAAGATCAATGCCTTCACTAACTTTTCTTCCTGCAACATCCTTCAACGCTTGCATGCTGTCTACAAATCTGGACACTGACTGACTCATCTCATGTATGCCATTGGCCGCCTCTGTGAGGGTACCAACCACACCACTGCGCTCGATTGTGTCGAGTACAGCAGTCTGTATGCGTACAGTAGATTCTTCAGTCAGTTCATGTTTCACTCCGATGTCAAAAAGAGCCATCTGCGCTTTGGGGCGCGGACGCTCTCCTGTCAGTTCCGTTGCATTCATCAGGGTCCATCCAAGAAGATCAATTTGCCGTTGTCGGCCCACGCGCTGGATGCGCATGAGCCAAAGTGTTTGCCAAAGAGCTCGCCGCAGAGCCTTCAAACGTTTCGTGTGTGTGTCACGCTTGAAGTCCCGCTTGCGGCGAAACTCATCAACTTCCTTGCGCCACGCCTTCGCCTTTCTGCGAAGACGTGAGCGAGGAAGTCGTTTCCGATTGTCCTTTTTCTCTTTGAAAACGAAGGGGGGATAGCTAATGATGCCATCCTCCTCTTCGTCACAATCAATCAAAGAGAACATGTTGTCGCTGAAACGCGAGTCTGTGTTACCTGTGAACACAAACCCACGCTTCCGCAGTTTCATCACCACTTCTTCATAATCCGGTACGTCCAAATCCTCGAGGGGAGGAAGAACGTCGTCATCCAGATCAGAATCAGTGTTGGTGAGGCCATCTGTAGGTACCAGCCCAAGGGAAGCCCTTGAGTGAACGTAAGTCCACTCATCAGCTCCCTTCGGGCCAGTTCGAACAGAACGCCTGTCAGGAATTGTCTCAGCGGGGATGCACTCCTCCACTGACGTAACCACACTGCGCGCCATTTCCACGCGCAGACTGCAGTCACAATCAGCAAAAAAGCACACGCCAGCCAGTTCACAAACGCCGCCCACATGTTCGTCAGGGCGAAGTCCAATTCCGTCTTCCACATGTCCAACCACGGAAGTGATTCCGGAGTCAGATACGGGGGTTCGTGAAGGTAACGCAAGCTCCGGGGAGAAGTCTGCGTCACCATCGCGGGAACGAGATCCAAGCACTGTCGAAACAGCACGAAGAACTCCTTTCCCGGATCGATCTCGGGCTGCATTCGTAGCCAGCCCATGCCGGGTAGCAAATCCGGCGTACTCACCAAGGTCATACCAGTTGACACGGGGAACAAAAACGGGGTTTCCATTGTTGTTCTGCATGTCGCTTGCGCTTTTGTGAAACTTTTGTCCTAATACAAGAACCGGTCGGCCGAAGCCTGCATCTTTGAGCAATCAAAACCATAGTACCACGTCCACCACCATCTGGTAAACGTAATACTTAATTGAGACTGCCCCCGTCTTTTTTCCGAAGAAAGACTAGTGATGCCGCCTTGAAAACTCTGTTCAAATCTCGTGTGTTCTTGCACGAGGCCGCTCCCACGGTAGGGTACACGGTCCAGCCTAAACCTGGCTGCCAAGGGTCAATGTGGTAGCTGCGCCTGGATGACTAATCCACCAGGTACTTAATTCTGGAAAACGAATCAGCGCTTTACTCCACAAATCTCGGTCTTCTCACCAATGACATCATACTTTTCAGCAGTTATCTAACACTGGATGTTTCACCATAGACAGACTTTCCCAGTCATAGCATCACGTTTCTATTCTCGCCATACAATGCACCTTTTGGGTGCCTAACATGTAGCCGATTTCGACAACTCGCCATTAACTGAAAAAGAGTTAGTATTTCTACTCTGTCCCAATAACTGATTACTCACTACTACTTCACGGGATCATTGAACTAAGAACATTCCTGCAGCCTGCCACGTCTGCAAGACAAGTCAAAAACAAAAAGATAAATATATGATAACCTTCCTCTGGGCTGTACCAGCAGTATTATAAAGTCGGGAACATAGTAACTCCGATAAAATAAATCAAATAAAATCAAAATGAATAACATCAAAATAAAATAAAATAAAATCATGAATACAATAAAATAACAAATAAAATAAGTCAAAATAAAATAAACAAAATAATAAAATAAAATAAAGCAAATAAAATGAATCGATGAAAAGGTCTAAGTCGACTCTTG